TGCCTGGGAGGTTTCGGTCAGCGCCAGCGCGGACTCGGCCGCAGCATCGCCCTCGGCCGCCTCAGCAGCGTTATTGGTGAAGGTTGTCTCCAGCATGTACTTGATCGTGTCCTGATTGGTCGGCAGTTTCGGCCAGAAGTCGGACACCATGAGTTGCCGTGTGGGATAGGGGACATATCCGGGGTCACGCAGAGCTTCCGGATCCCAACCGGCGGAACGCTGGAATAGGGTCTTGAGGTCTACATCCAGCGAAACCTCGCGATCCTTGTGCTTCAGGAGAGTGTCCCCATTCTTTGTGAACAGTCCCGGGTGCGTGATTATCAAGTGTCCCAGCGTCTTGTTCTCGACCTTCGTCTCCGGATGTTTGACCTCGGCAGGCTTGTTGAACTCGGCATTGAGTCCCTTTGTCGATTCCCTGGATTTCTCGATCTCGGTAAAGGCCATGAAGTCGTCGTGAATGTCCTTCAGTTCCTTCTGAAGGGAATCGATCTTCTCTACCTTCGCCTTTGTGTCGAGGTTGTCGCCGAGGCACTTGACCAGCTTGAAGTCAAGGTCGGGACCAGCCTCGGCGAAGATAGTGTCGATGATCTTGGATTTCTCCGCGATTGCTTCGCGGCATTGTTTATACGTATATTGGGTTTTCAACGTATCGCCTCCATTTCAAATATCGTCTGTCGCAGCTTCATTAGAGCTGCCTTTCCTTTATCCGCAGGCTCGGCGGCATCGAGTATCGTCTGAGCCTCTTTGACCTCCGACAGCAGTTCGTCAACCAGCGTTTGCAACCGCTTAACGTTTGCCTCGGATATATTGCGGCCTTCTTCCCCGCGTAAGTCAGCAAGCGACTTCGTACGGTCGATGAATGCGTTGACGGCAGCAAGCACCGTGTCGGCCTCGTCACTGAAGGTCATTGATTTAACTGCCAGTGTTCCCGTGTTTATTCCGGCGCCGCGCAGGACGGGCGACGCCTCGAACGGCTCCAGCTTCTTGAGGATGCGGGACACCTTCACGCCTTCCCATTCGGCGTCAGGCTCTACCTCTGTCGCTTTGAAGCCATAGCTCCATTCCTGAAGATGCGGAGCGAATTTCACAGTCTCGTAATGTGCGCGTCCGGTATCGGTCTTGAGGTTGAACTCTCCGTCGATAAATACCTCATCGCCCGCTTCACGGATGACGCCCTTGCCGACAGTGAGCGCACCGCTCCATGACATATGCTGGTATGCTGATATTAATATCTCTTTACCCTGCGGGAACGCGCCGGGAACGGTCACGTCTCCGTCGTGATCTGGCACGTTGAGCGTGGCTATCCGCGCCGTGAATGTCCCTGGCTTGTCGGCTTTGAGTTCCATGCCCCTGAATGTTTTCCGTTCTATCTTGTCCATGCTGGCCTCCTGCTTTTTGTTGCGCCATTGCGCGCCTCCAATAAAAAAGCCCCTCGATGGGGGCTCTAATATTTCACGAGAAATAATCTACTTCTCAACCACCGGCAACCACTTGCACCGGCAGTTGGGGTGTACTGTTATCACACCTACGCTGTCGGCAACCGCGAACTACTCGCCGTGAAGCGCATTGCAATCTTCACAGAGCCGTTCGTCGAGCGCGGCGAAGAACTCCACCTCTTGAACGCCAAGCTCTTTATAACCCTCAATTGCGCCCTGGGCACTGGCCTGCATCGTCTCTGTGCGGGCGATCCGCTCCGCCCTCATGTTCGATACGTCGAATACGCCTTTAACACGCTTCGCCAGTTCGCCAGCGCCTTCCCCCGCCAGCCAGCCTTCGGACAATGCTTTGCTAAGAGATGTAGCCGTCTCGTCACTGATGGCCTCTGCCGCCCAAGTAAGGCGCGTCCCAAGCCATTTTAATGCGGCCTCGTAAGCGGTAGATGCCTTGAGGGATTTCTGCGGCAATACCATATCCTGCGCGTTCGTTATCGCCCACCTCAGAACGTCGGACAGCACTGGCTTGGCCGCATCGATATACTTCTCTTTGGCCTTCTCCACATCAAACAGGTTGTCCTTCTTCCCGGCCTTCACGCGCTTCAGAACTTCCTTCTCCTGCGCGACAAACATGCTCTTCATCTTCGGGATGAGCTGTTTCTCATATACCAATGCGCTGCCGGTGTATGCCTTCCAGTCAAGTTCTTTCTGTTCGTCTGTGAGGTGGGACTTAAACTCTTTGCGCTGCTTTACGGGCTCCGGTGCGGTTATCACTTCATCAGGGTACACGGGCTGCAGCGTGAACGCCCTGAGATAATAATTGGCATTGTCATCAACAGGTGCGCCCGCCATACGCTGCGCATCCGCTACCTGAAGGTATCCTCCTGCCACCATTTGATTAACGCGCGTCACCCTGGCGGTTTCATCCTCTTGCAATATGCGCACTTCCGACAGGTCGTAGCCGACGCGCCACTGGCTGAGATCATCCTCGTACTCAGACAGGAGTTGATGCTTTAATACGTCGGCCGTTAATCGCTGCGTAGGAATAATAAACGATTCATATGCCGCTTCCCGCGCCTCTGCGAAGTTGGCGAACGTCGAGCGGTCAAGCCCGGCTCCGAGCCCCGCCACTATTGCGGCGATACCGAACACGCCGGAGATGCGCTCCTCCGGTATGCGGCGCAGTGCCTTCAGGTCCATCTCTTGCGGCGTAAAGCCGAACTGCTGCACCTGAGTATCACCCTTCATTACGAGGGGCTTGCCGCGCTTATCGCCGGTGAAGTTCTCTTCAAACCACTTCTTTGTATCTTTGGCCTCATCGGGGCTGGCCGACATACCCTTGCCTGGAGAGATAACAAGCCCCGGCACGCCGAGATTCTTGAGGAGTGAGGCCGTCATATTCGCGGCCTCGTCGTCAGTAAATATCTCCCTGAACAAGCTCTTGAGCTTCGAGCATCCCTTGCGGGTATTTTCGGGGTCGAGGCCGTTGCGGAAGTGTATGATGTCCTCCGGCGGTATTTGCTCGTGCGAAGTGCCCGATGAGTAATTATAATAATCGATATATTTCTTGCCGTCATAAGGCCAGTGGGGTTCGATCATTGTTGAGGGAATATAGAGCTGCTCCACGACACGGCCGGCGCTCGAACGCACCTTGCGGTAATATACGTTGCCGTCCAGCATCCAATCGGCAATGAGGGACATCGACATCAGCAGGCCGCTGTAATACGGGTTCGGCTGCTCCATTATCGCTAGGAAAGGATGGTCATATATCCGATCCCACTCGCCGTCTTTGTCCAGCTTCTCAAGTATTATCGGCGCTTCCGGGAACGTGCATTGCGCCCAGCCGACACAAGCCATAACGATTGACGATTGTCTACCGCTGACCTGGGATTCGTAATTATACGAGGTGCGAGGCATAAAGGAAATTGAAGATAGCTCCTGACCTGGAATCCTGTTGACTGTGAATCCCTTTCTGCTTATGTCGATGTGTAGTTTCATGCTGGCCCCCAACCAATATTACTAATCTTACCTACCACCCCATACCGCCGCGCGTCCATGCCGTGTGACCACGTGTGGGTCGTCTTCTCGGTGTACTTGCCGTTCTTATCGGAGACGTACCGGAAGTTGCGCTGCTCCTTAATGCAATTTAGGCTGCGCTTTGTCCAAATTTGTTTGTACTGTCTTATCTTCTGATGCCCGAACTCTACGCTGTCTTTGCCCTTCGAACATGGTTTGATGTTGAATCCAAAGCGGTGTATCTCCTCGATTGACTTTGGCTCCGCAGCATCAGCGAATATCTCAGCATGATTACGTTGAATCCCAACCTCGTCCATCCGGTGCGCGATGGCGTCATTCGTCAACCCCGCCTCATATATCAGCTCGTCACAGTAGAGCGTGTCGCCATCGATAACGCAGGCCACCAACGCCGACGGGTCATTAGAATACCCGAAGTCCAGCCCGTAGAACACGTCACCGGGCGGCAGCGCGTCTACCTGGTCGAAATAGGGGTAGACAAGGCCCTCGATGCGTCCGAGCTTGCCGAGGCCGTAGATGCTCCACCAGTTCGGATCGGTGTCCTTATAGCTTTCGATGTCGGCTATGGTCTGTGCCGGCAGCACGCCCGCTTCCTTTGCGTCAAGGTATGTGCTGTGGCTGTAATCATTCCCCTCTTTGCCAACCCAGAACTCATGCGCCCAGAACTCGCTTACAGGGTTCCAGTCAACAATAGTGAATATACTGGTGCGTATGTCCAGACCGCGCGCCGTTTCCCACGGCACGTTGTTGCCCTCATTGATGCAAAGAATATGACGGCGTGGGCCTCGCACTTTATCGGCGTTGTCTGCTCCAAAGAACTCAATCGAGCCCTTCCAACCCGGCCGCTTGTATGTGCTCTCAGTGATCTTCCAGTTGGGATTGTTCTCTTGGCTCTCACCGAGGATGTTAAAGAAATCTCTTATCGCGCCCTTCTTTAAGTGGGGCAGCGATTCGCTTACTACTGAAATCAATAACGGCTGCTGGACCTTCTCCTGTATGACGATGCAAGCCTGAAGGAGCGACCACGTTTTAGTGCTGGCTGTTCCACCCTCAAGAAGTATGCGCCGCTTACCGTCCACCCATGCCTTGAGTATGTCGTCGAATACGCGGCTGGTTTTAATCTCCGTCAAGTTGCCTGCGCTCCCCTATCCGGTCGATAAGCGCCGCGCTCTCCGGATTCCTGACGATGATATTCAGTGTGCGGTTGTCGATGTTGACCTGCGCTCCGTCGCTGTATATCTTGTCCATCTTGTTCAGCAGGTCGATGGCGCTGATCGGGTCGCGCAGCTTGAGCTTCGTTATCTCGGCGGCCAGGGCGTCGTCTCCCCGGCCGAGCTTGACCTCAGACGTTGTGACCTCGGCGACGGCGGCGCTATTGAGCTCTCCCGCCTTGACCGATATCCGGTTGCCGTCCGTGAACTGGCTGACCCTGCCGCGCACGATCTCGGTGAGCACCTTCTTCCGCTCTACCACGTCGGCGATCGCCGCGTCCTCGGCGGCCTTCTGCAGCTCGGCCAGGCGTTGAATAACTCTAGGTTCTTTTAATAGACGTGTTGCTAGTTGATTCGCGCTTTCTGCATGCTTTGAAAACCCCGCGTCTCTCGCTGACTGCCCCTTCTTGCCTGTCTGAAAATACCGTAGACAGAAAGTTTCCCGCATCTGTGTTTGCTTCTCTTTGAGTATTTGTGATGGTGTTAATTCCTTTTTTTTCGTCGCCATGAATACCACTTCCCCTCGTGCTTGCTATCGTTAACTGCACATTGCAGGTTGTTTCCGGTGGGCGGGTTGGTGAGACCCGCCCCAGGGTTGAGGGTGTCGAGGGACTTGGGGGTTTAACGCCGCTTGCGAGGCGGTGGGAGGGTCTACTTGTTTAAAATACCTTTGAT